ATCAGTAATGTTAAATAAATATAAAAAAGGTATAAAACATACTATTAATTTTTCAATGTCTTTTTTAATATTAGTAGAATTAGTATCAGCACCAGCAGCACCAGCAGCACCAGCAGCACCAGCACCAGCAGCAGGACCAGCAGCAGCAGGAGCAGGAGCAGGAGCAGCAGCAGCAGGAGCAGCACCAGCAGCAGCACCAGCAGCAGGAGCAGGAGCAGGAGCAGGAGCAGGAGCAGGAGGGTTATCAATATCATATAATTTATATATTTTTTCAATATAAGTAACAATATCCATACATATATAAAATTTTAATCGTTCAAATAATACGTCAGCATTTTTTTCAATATTATATACAGCGTTTGATATAGAAGTAGTAGTACTCATTATATTAATCTAATGAGACTAGATAAAAAAAAACAAAAAGTTTGTTTTTTTATGATAACTTGAATATTTTTAAAATGTCATATAGAAATCATCATCCGCGCAATCTTCCCAATTAATAGGTACATAATTATCTGATTTAGAAGTAATATTATCAGAAATAACAATCTCATTTTTTACAATAGAAACCCATGATTTCCCATTAGTTTCAGCCACAACTGGAACTTGAACATCATCTTGAAGTTCAAGTTCATTTTCAGTTAAAATCATGAATGAATTATGAATAGTCATTTCAGGCTCTTCATATTTCATGATTGAAACTTTAGTAGTTTGAGAGTTATCAGGACATATCTTATTGTATTTATAAGATATATATAATTTTTGCCTATTTGCGAAAGAAAGACGATGTTTATATCCACAATTTTCATTTTCACATAATTGACCGAATGTACAATTCTTTTTTCTGCTATCCATATTAGGTTCTTCAATAACCTTATCTGAAATATCATCATAAAATTTCTTTACAATTTTACGTTCCTTATATGGAATGAAATGCTTATAAAGACAATCACTATTCATACAGATACAATTCAAATTGCAATTCGTCGTAGATGTGGTACTCATTGTATAAGTAATACAATAATAATATAAAAATCATTTTTTAAATTTTTTTGTAAAAAAAAATAACAAATATTTTTTATAAAACAAATGGTTCTTTATTAATTATTCTTGCTGATGATGGTATATAACGTACTAAACTATTATCAGTATATTTTAATAACATATCAATAACATCATTAACAAGTTTAGGCATTTTATCTGTATTAAAATTATATTCATAATAATAAAGTAATTCTCTCATTACATCAACATCTGGTATTTTATCAGTTTTCATATTATAGCGAATAAAACTATCTAAAATTTTTAAATAATCATAATTAATTGGTAATTCCTTTTCATAAATAAATGCTTCACTAGAGGGATAGCTTATTTGTTTAAAAGGAACAATTTGTCCAAAATCCCAAATAATCCATAAATATCCTAAATTTTTAACATAATAATCCTTATCATTAAATCTATAATGAAAATAGCCACCTGCTTTTATTTTATGATATAAAAAATTACCACTATGACTATCTCTATGAAATGCTTTAATATATTTATTAAAAAACATAATAGAAATAAAAATTTGTGTTAGAGCATTATATAAAATTTTAGATGTTATTTTAGAATTTTTCATGAGATTATGTAAATTATCAGTTGCCAATTCAGTAAATATGAATAATAATTTTTGTTTATTATATAGATGTTTTAATAATGTTATATGTTGATAATTATTATAATTACATTTTAAAATACCATAAGTAATTGGGAAATGGGGACATAAAGATTTATTAATATTTAATTGAGTTAAAATTTCTAAAACATTTGTTTCAATTATATTATATTTTTTTGAACCATTTAATATTTTAGTAGCAAACAATGTCTTTTTTTCTTTATTTAAATAGGATAAAAATATTAATCCATATTTACTATCTGAACCTATTTTTTTAGCTAAAATAATATTTTCTCCAACAACATAAATATCATCATATAATTTAATACAATTACTTGGATCTTTCTTTTTAAATTCTTTTATATATGTATTGATTAAATTATATTGTTCAATCCTTGTTGATAATTTATTCATTCTATTTAATATATATAATTTTTAACTGTTTAGTCTATAATATATGGAATATTATTAATAATATTAGTAGGCTTATTTATAATAAATTGTGATGACATATTTTTATGTATATATAAAATAATATCATTTATAGTAGATGTTTTTTTATTTAATAATTTCATCATTCCATTAGAAAAAGTACAAATATCATCAATAACATCTAATTTTAAATATTCAGTGAAAAATTCGCAAACTTTTTGAAGTTTAGTTGTAAATTTTTTCAAATCTTTTTTATCTGATGTAAGTTTAGTAACTAATCCAAAATCATTAATTACCCATAAATAACCTATATTTTCAAGATAATAATCAATTCCATATAATTTATAATGAAAATAACCTCCTTTTTTTATAGTATGATATAAGAAATTATTATGATGACAATCATTATGATTATAATGAGTATAATTATTAAAAAAGATAATAGATAAATATAGTTGAATTAGGGCATTATTTAGAATAATATTTATTTCTTTTTTAGTTTTAGTATCAATTTCAACTTTATCTTGAAAAATAAATTCAATAAAATTTTCAAAAGTACTATTAGCTAGTTCATTAATAAAAAAATATAAATTATTATTACATTTTAAATAACCATAGAAAAATGGAAAATGAGGACATTTCATATTAACTAATAATTTATTTAATTTCTTGCCAACTTCAATTTCTTTTTTATTAATATTATTAATTTCAGCAATTTTAACAACGAATTTTAATAATTTTCCCATAGGTTGATTTAAATGTGCTAAATATACTACACCATATTTACCAGTATTTCCTAATTGTTTATCTAGGATAATATTAGAGGGGGTTTGATTAAGACATTTATATTCTTTTTTAATTTTATTAATATAATTATTGATAATAACGAAATAATTAATTCTATCAATAATATTAGCAGTAATTCTATAAATAATAGGTTTGAAAATTTTTAAAATCTTATCATTATAACATAAATTAACCAATTTATTATAAATTAGTCCATTAATTTTAATATTTTTATTAGTTAAAGGATTTTTATTTTTATTCGTTATCCATTTTTTACATAATAACTTTTTTGAAGATTGTTGATTATTATTACAAAATTTAAATAATTGTTTATAAATAGTGCCATTCGTTTTTATTTTATAATCAGTAATAGGATTTATATTTTTATTTATCATCCATTTATTACAAATATTATCCATATATTAATCACTAATTTTTAATAAGGTAAAAAATATTATAATCTAATAATAAATATGAAGAAATATATATTTATTATTGATTTAGATAATACATTGATCGGAAATTGTAAATATCAGATGGATTTATTTATTAAATATAAATTAATCAAAAAATTCAAAGGACCAAATATTAATATAAATAAAATTTTATCACCATATTATAATCAAAATAATAAATTAATTAGACCTCATTTTGTATATTTCATGAATAAAATGAAACAATTATATAATAACAATGTTTCATTTTATATTTATACGGCATCTACTAAATTATGGGCAAATACTGAAATAAAATTAATAGAAAAGGAAAATAATATTAAATTCAACAGACCTATATTTACTCGTGCTGATTGTGTTTGTTATGAAAATTGTGATACTGGTTTTCAAAAATCAATTAAAAAAATTTTATCAAAATTAAAATCAGTAAAAGATAGTGAGATAATAATTATAGATGATTCATTAGTTTATATTGATTATGGTGAATATCAAATAAATTGTACACCTTATAATTATCTTTTATTTAGTGATAATAATTATTATATTCCGAGTATGTATCATGATAGTTTGGTGAAAGGTATGAGTTGTCCCTACAATTATAGTGATTGTAGTATTAAAAATAAATTGAAGTTATATAAATGGTTATATAAAAATCTTAGTAATATCAATAAGGCAAATGAGAAATATAAAAGTGATAAATTTTGGTTAAATTTAGCAAATGCTATTGAAACAAATAAAATAGTAAGTTATACAACAGATATAATAAAACAATTAACTAAAATAGCTAATCATAATAATTAGTTATTGAAGGATATTTATTACAATAGGATGCTTTATAAATATAAAAGAACCAATAAAATGGTCCAAAGAATAATGCTAGGAAAAAGCCAGCAACTTTATCACCAATAGAAGAATTATAGAACATACAAACAATTGAAGCAATAAACGCAGTAGCACCACCAATAATCCAAACTACAAATAATATTACAGCCATAATTAATTGAATAATTGCCATACCTCCAATAAATACACCTGCTGTTGAACCTAGAACACTTGATTTTTCCTTTTCATCTTTTTTATCCTCAAAATATTCTTGATGATTATTCATATTTTTTAATGATCTACTATTATAAAATATTTATTTTTTTATTGTTGAATAATGATATACACACATTAAATACGCATCACATAAATCATCTTTCTTTGTATGGGAATTTATAACATTCATTATATTATGATCTCTATATTCATCAGTATTTGATAATAAAAATGTAGCATAATATATTGAATCCAATTTATTTTGTTTATATTTAGTTGAGGCGACAATATCTGGATAATTACTCATTAATTTTAGTTTATGTTTTGGGGAAACATAAATCGTATTTATATTCAAATTTTGGTGTTTAGCTAGTACTTTAAAATAAGTATTAATACAGGTTTGAATAGTTCTCATAATAGAAGTCATTTGACATTCAATTAAGATAATAATAGGTTCATTAATATCAATAGTACAATCATTCATAATATCATCTAAAAATTCAATAGTATTATCAATAAGATTTTGAATATTATTTTTATCGGAATTTAAATCTATTTTATTTAAATTGATGATCTTGAATTTATTGTCATTGTCAATAGTTGCTAGACAATATGCCATATTTTTAATGCCAACATCAAAGGATAATAATTGTATCATATTATTATAAATAATGAAAACTTTATTTATATTTAGGCGTGATTTAAGAACTTTTGATAATACAACTTTAAATAAGTTATTATTGAAAAATGCTAAAATGGAAATAATACCTATATTTATTTTCAATAAAAAGCAAATAGAAGAAAAGGAAAATAAATATTATTCTAAAAATTCAGTCCAATTCTTATTTGAAAGTTTAGATGAATTGGATTTTATTAATTTCTATTATACTTCAACTAATGATATTGAAATCATTTCAAAATTATATATGAAATATAAATTTGAGATGATAGCATTTAATAAGGATTATACGCCATTTGCTATTAAAAGAGATAATGAAATTGGTAAATGGGCAATAGATAATAAGATTGAAATAATGACATTTGAAGATTATACATTACATAATATTGGAGACATTCTTAAAGATAATAATAAACCTTATTTGAAATATACACCATTTTATAAAAAGAGTTTAATTAAGAAACCAAGATCATTATTAACAGCAACTAAATTTAATTTCATAACAGATAAGAAACAATCATTAAATAATTTTAGTTATTTAAGACCAATTGAAAATAAGATGATTTCAGTGAATGGAGGTAGAAAAAAAGCATTAGAAATCTTAATGAAATTGAAAACTGGATATTTTGATAATTATGATAAAGATAGAGATTATCCATTTTTAGATAAAACAACAAAATTAAGTGCTTATATTAAATTTGGTTGTGTTAGTATTAGAGAAATTTATTATTATTTACCATTAACACATGGAATAGTTCGTGAATTATTTTGGCATGATTTTTATGCGAACATCACTTATTATTTTCCACATATATTCGGAACATCATTTATAAAGAAATATGATATAATTAAATGGAATAATAATGAGGATCTTTTTAATAAATGGAAGCAAGGAAAAACAGGATTTCCAATTATAGATGCTGCGATGAGACAATTGAATATGATTGGATGGATGCACAATAGATGTAGAATGATTGTCGCATCATTTTTAGTAAAAAATTTATTCATTGATTGGCGAAAAGGTGAAGAATATTTCGCAAAATCTTTGGTTGATTATGACCCATCTTCTAATAATGGTGGTTGGCAATGGTGTGCATCAACAGGAACAGACAGTCAACCATATTTTCGTATATTTTCTCCAACATTACAAATGAAAAAATATGATCCTGATTGTATTTATATTAAAAAATGGGTTCATGAATTAAAAGACGTTCCTAATAAAATAATTTTAAATTGGGAAATAAAACAATATCCTAATATTAATTATCCTAAACCTATCGTTAATACAAAAACTTCTGCTGCTTTATTCATAAAACGATTTAAGGAAATTTAATTAATATTCTTAAGTGCTTTTATGAGATTAGGAAGAGTAATATAAGAACATGTATTTTTGGTAGCAGAGGAATTACAATAATTTTTATAAGATTTATAAATATCAAATACTAAATCTTTTAGATTATTCATATTATCTTCATATTTTAAATTATGAGTATCAATAATTGTCTGTAATTCTTCATTAGTGGTTGTATCATTAATTTTAGAAATAATATTATAGGATACATTTTCATATTTAATAAAATTACAATAAATAATATCTCGCAAATTATTATAAGTCTCAATGTTATTTATTTCTTCTTTAATTTGATCTTTACTAATATATTCAATTGAATATTCATTAATATATTCTATTAATTTATCTTTTGATAGTTTATTTAAATTTTGACATGAATATCCTTTTTTTAGGAAATGATATTTAATACTATTAATTAAATCATATTTATTTAATTTATCTGTCATTATTAATTGTTTTATTTATATTACAAAAATCATTTTTTCTTCATAAAAATTTAAAAAATGATTATTGATTAATTCATATTTATTATTATAAATGTCGCATTCTGAAAAGTTTTATGAAAATGAAAATGGTGTTTATTTCAAATCGAATTATCCATCTCAATGGTATATATCACCATTTATTATAGATAATATTCAATATAATTGCTGTGAACAATTTATGATGGCAATGAAAGCAAGAATATTCAATGATACTGAAACTGAAATGCTTATTATGAATGCTACTGAACCTAAAGAACAGAAACAATTAGGCAGAACTGTAAAAAATTTCAATGATGATGAATGGAATAAATTAGCAGATGATATTGTTTTTCAAGGAAATCTTGCTAAATTCTCACAAAATCCAACATTAAAAGAATTATTATTAAATACTGGTAATAAAATAATTGTTGAATGTTCTCCATATGATGCTATTTGGGGTAATGGATTAAATATTACTGATACTCTAAATACTCCAAGTGAAAATTGGAAAGGAACAAATAGATTAGGAAAAGCAATTATGAAAGTTCGTAATGTACTCTCATAATTATTAAAAAAATAATGAAATTTAATCAGATTCAACTGGTGATTCTGATTTAGCTTCTTGTTGTTTTTGTTCTTTATATTTATTCCAATTTGAAGTAGCTTCTCTCATTCTATCTTTTGGACTAGTTCCATTATTTTTCAATAGTTCCATTTGTTTTTGAATGAAAATATTATATTCTGATGGTGCTTTTTTAACTTTAGGTTCTCCATTAGCAGTTGTCTTTTTATTCCCAGTCTTAGTAGCTGATTTTAGAAGTGATACAAGTTCAGCTGTTGTATAAGTTTTATTTACATCAACTGATGATACGAATTTATTAATAATTTGCTGAGTAGTTGTCATTTTTTTAGATTAATATATTATCAAATGTTTATATAAGTTTCAAATAAAAAATACATTTAAGGATAAATAAAAATTATTAATAGTAAAAATGGGAGATAAATATTGGAAATCATTTCAAGATTTGGCACCAGTAGTTTTAACAAAAAATACTAGTGCTATTAAATCTTCTAATATTAAATCTAAATCTAATATTCATATCAAGTCTAATAATAATAATGATAATGATGATGAAATCAAACCAATTATTTATTATTCATCAGAACAAATTAATAATATTAGAACAGCAAGACAAGCATTAAATTTAACACAAACTCAATTAGCTAATAAAATCTCAAATACTCTTAAAGCTGATTTTATTACAAATATTGAAAATGGAAAAACACAATTTGATCAAAAAACATATAGAACAATTTGTAGAGCTCTTAATATTAAATCTTAAGTTTTATTTGATCAATTTCATTTTTCAATTCTTTTATAGCTTCAATCATTAATCCTGCTAAATTTCCATATGCTACACTATAATATCCATTTGGATCAATTGATACTGCTTCTGGTAAAACTTCTTTTACTTCTTGTGCTATTACTCCAGTCTCTCTTTTTTGTCCATCATTTAATAAATAAGTGATACCATTTAATGAAATCAATTTATCAAGAGCATTTTCTATTTTTTTTATATCTTTCTTTAATCTTTTATCTGATAATTCAGTAATTTTTCCACTTGTATATAATTCAAATCTATTATCAACATAACTTATATTTAATGCCTGTTGATATACTTTTGACCCATCTATAAAATAATTATTATTATATGGTATTTCATCCATTTCCTTCCAAATTCCAAAACTACCATTTGAATTACCTAATCTATAAATAGTTGTTATATTTGCTAATGTTAATGGATTTTGTATTTTATTTATGAAATGTATAAATGAATTTGAACTTGATGAATTTAAAGTCATCAAATTATCATTTCCAGCATAATTATTAATTTGAAATATATTATTATTTATTTCATTTATATTATTACCATTAATTAATACACCACCTTTATAATAATCATTTAAACCTATACCTGGATTTAAAATAATATTTCTTGAATGTAATTCTAAATTTGCCGAAGATGAAATATTATTCATCAATGATAAAATATTATCATATAATGAAATACCATCAGCATTATAAATATCACCCTTTAAATATAAATTATTAGTTTCAATATTTCCAGTAGTTGTTAATGTTCCCAAAGGACTTATATTTAATAATTTATTATCATTCAAATATATTTCATAATCATTAGTATAACTATAAATATTATGACTATTATTATAAATATTTAATAATCTCATTATTGGTTGTTTAGCATTTTTATTAATATATTCTAATGAAATTGTTGTTTGATCATCTTCATTTTTATTAAAATAAAGATGATAATTATCAGTTATATTTATAGTTATTTGTATATAATAGATTGATTCAAATATTCCTACTGGATAGTTTTTCAATTTGATTTCTTCAAATGAATATTGATGTTTAATTATTTGAGGTGTAAATTCTTTCAAATAATTTAAATTATTTATGATAGAAACTGTAGTATTTGTTATACTTGATGTTATTGTGTTTGTATGAGCATTATTATATAAATCTTTTGGAACAATATTTAATGGTCTCACTAAATTATAATTATAGCTATTCAAAGTTAAATTTAATGTTTCTATTTCAAATGATTTAGCTATATTGAATTCTATTATATTTTTTATTCTAATATTATTCACAGTATAATAAATTGAAATATTGCTATAATCACTAGCATCTGTATTTTTTTGAATAAGTTTTGTTTGAATCACTAAATCAAAAAGCGATTCTGGATCATTTAATGTGGTAGTAGTAAGACTAATAACACTATTTGAAGTTGGTGTTATATAAGTTATTGTAAAAAAAATACCATCTTTATTAAATAATTCTTCATAAATATTTGAATTATTAATTGTATATGATAATTTTGTATCATTCAAATTAAGTTTAGGTAATAAATTAACTATATTTTTATTTTCATTTATTGTGAACGTAAATGGATTTGTATCATTTATATTATTATAACTAACAACTACATTAGATAATACATCATTTATTGAATTTAATGTAATATTACAATTAACTTCAAATGATACTGTTGATAAATCATAAGCATCAGTAGTTATATTATTTGAATATTTTATTCCATCTTCTGTATAATCAACTATTAAAGAATTTTTTAAATTTAAGGTTTTTGTTTTTGTAGGAGATGATGAATAATTATTTTTCAATTCCAAAGCAGTTATATCATTAAAACTATTAATGGTAAGTGTACCATTATTAGATGTAGTATTAATTGATAGACCATTTGTATTAAGATTTATTATTGGAGTAGTATTATAAATAAAAGAAAATTTATCATCTGCTGCTAAAGTCCATTTATTATTATTATTACACATAACAAATTTTGAAGAATTAGCTGAAGGATTTGTTAATTTTAATAAATAGGTTGTTGTATTTTGATTTATATGTACAACCGAATCTTGAATAATACAATTATTATTATCATCATAAAATATACCACCTCCTATATTAAAAATATTATTAACATCATTTGTATAAATACTAAAATATGGATTATTTAAATTTTGTTTTCTTACTATTTCAAATATTGTATTATTTGAAGTAGCGTCAACTAAATGAACATCTTCACGTCTATAAATATGCGATAATTTTAATGATACACCATCAAACATAGAATTATGATGATCAGATATTGATGTATCAATTAAATTTAAATCTATCGTTCCTGATGTTTTTAATGATAATTTATTTTGAGTATCTGATATAAATTTCTTAGCTTTAACATTAAAACTACAAGCACAACTATTACTATTATAATTATAAAAATAACCAGCTGAAGAATTTATATTATCATCTAAATTTTCTAACCATCTTGAATTATCATTAACTTGACCTACTATTAATGCTTTTGTTGGAAATAACTTAATATTATTTCCAATTATTAATACATCTGTATTATTTCCCTCTTGAGTATCATTTGGTGCTATTGTTGGGATCATTGAATTTAAGGAATATGAAATACTGGCAAATAGAACTATTTGTCGTGAAATTATACGCCAAGAATGATCAAGATAAGTATTCGCATATTGACTTATAGTTGTTAATAAAGGTAATATAGATAATGATGATATAATATATATTCCAATATGATCATTAATTGTTGCGACAACTTGTGATGTAGCATTCGCAAAATCAAAACTTTTATTAATAAAATTTATATATTTATTTGTTATATGTAATATTAATTCTAATAATATTGGCAATTGAATTGAATAGTTTGTAATATTATTTGGATCTGAATAGTTAGTTAAATTATTAGCATCTGCATCTAACTCAATTAAAATATTTACACATATATCAATACTATTCATAAGATTATTATAAGCATCAATTAAATAATCATCAATAATATAATCATTAAAAAGATCAATCAAATTTGTTCTGTTATTTATATAAATATCTTTTTCAATAGCTATGAAACTTATAAGTTTAGTGATACCACTTCCTACTTCTTGTAAATTTTGATAATATTCAAGTTTTTCACTATAATCAGGATCAAATTTTGATATATCATTATCTAAATTACTTGCTATTGTTTTATTTGAAATAGAACTTAATTCATAAGTGTTTATATTTGTATTTATAGATGTTATCAATTTATTTGTAATTGCTATAATTTTTTCTGATAAAGTAGGTTGATATATATTTTGTGATACAATCATTTTATCATATAATTCTGAGTAAGTATTTACAATATTATCAGTAATATTAGATGATGCTTTTAAAATATTTGAAGCATTTACTCTATTATTAAAAATTAACTGATCTATATTTAAAGTATCTTTATTAGTATTTGTATTAATACAAGTATTATATACTTCCAATGAATAAGTTTTATCAATTGATGCTTTATTTATACAAGTTGTGATATCAATATTAATATTATTCATAATAGCAGCATAATTTGAACTATTCATATAAATATTTGATGATATCTTAAAATTACAATCATTTGCTCTATAAATATTATTAATATTAGTTATAAATCTACTATCACTATAAATATTAGAAAATTGAATAAAATTATTGCTAATATTAACATAATTAGTATAAGAAGTATTTGAATATGTTGTCGCAAAAGTTAAATTTGGAGTTATAATATCTGTTTTTAAGTTATCAAAAATATCATAAATATTACTTGAAATATGATATAAATTTGATGAATAATCTTTATTGATTGTTGATTTATTTTTAATTATTTCTGGTGTTGGACTTTGTGCACTAGCATTATATATATAATAATTTGAATTATTATTTTCACTATATCTATCATCAAATTGAAGATAATTATATTTAGAATATGTATTTCTAGTTATCAAAGCATCATTTATAATATTTGAATAATTTTTTGTTGCATTATCAATAGTATTATTTAAATTACTATTATTACTAGCAAATTCATTTGCTTTTTGAGTATAAGTTAAATAATTTGTAATTGGTGTTGATATTGTTTTATAAATCTTATTAGTAAGATTTAAATTAGATTGTGATGTTGTTAAATTTATAGTTGAAATATTTTTTATAGGCGTAATAATATTATAAGTTAAATTTGAATAATTACTATTATAAGCAATAATATTATTACTATTTTGATTTATATTATCTGAATTAATTATTGAATATTCATAAATTGATGATAAAATTGAATTATAATCATCAACAGTTATTGATGAAGATTCTGAAATTAAGGTTTCATAATAATTTGAAGTTGTTATATATATATTGGACATAGATATCATATAATTTGAAGAAATATTTACATAAGCCGTTGTAAATGGTGAAATAGTTGGAATATTAGTATAATTATTAACATTAAATATTACATTTGAAGCCAATTTATATATATTTGAACTTAATTTCGTTATAATATTAATATCATCATTATAAGTAATAGTATTATATGATGAACTAATATTATTCATATTTTGATATGATAAATTGCTTTTTTCAGTAGCTTGTGAAATATATGATGTTATTGGTTTAACATAAATATTATTAATTGCTTTATAAATATTACTTGAAATTAAGTAATTGCTATAGGCATTATTTTTATTACTTAAAGCACCTTGAATTAAAACATCATTTGTAATAATAATACTAGGTGTTGCTAAATTTTGAGTAGTATAACTTAAATAGGTATTTAAATTATTTGTAGCAGTACTAATAATATCAGATTTCAATGTTTCATTATAATAATTGATGGTATTATTAATATTAGAATAATTATTAATATTAAGATTTAAATTTGAATAT